GTCATCGTCTCTGCAGCCATGCCCGCAAGCTTTTAATTTTGCAGGTTTGGCACAATTTAATAGCTTTTGTGCGCATAATGTGCGCCATAACTGACTTTAATTTGGGGTCAGTTTCCCGGAATCACTCTTTAGTGGGGCCTGGTATTACCTACCGGGCTCTACTTAGGGGTGGATTTCTTTGTATTCGTGATCACATTTGATCATGGTGCAAAGTTTCGTTTCTGCGTTTGTGTGTGTGACGCTCTCACTGTGTGTTACGATGCACACTGAGGGCCTCTACCCTCACCGTTTACAACAGTTTCACAGGTGTATTTACATGACTGAACTGACAATTAAGACCAACAATCAACCACGCCCGTTGTTCAACCCCTGCGAACTTTCGCAGTCTCAGCGTGCCAAACTGCGCCACCAATTTGATTGGATGAGCGATGAAGAGTTCGACCGCGATTGTTCATTCTTTCGCTATCGCGGTTGGTATTACAACCTCTGCGAGTTCCTGACTAACACTAACCCTGACGGTCCGTTTAAGGGTTGGCACGGTATCGCTAACGATTCCTATTTCACAGGAACGCTAGTTAAGTTGTGCGGCAACGATGTCATCGTCGGCCGTTATTCTTCCTGATAACTGTAACTAACACCATTGCAATCTGATCATGACAACCACATTCACACAATCCAAACTCGAATGGAGTGCTTATTGGCAGTGGGATGGTGAGCCTGAGATCGGTGGAATCTACACTCAGGATGTTAGTTTCTACACAGACGATAACTATAAGTTCACTGTGTCATTCCGTATTGGTGAGGGTAGGACTCTTGGCCTATTGTTCGCTGAGGTTATAACTGTTAATCCACAGTTTGAGACACAGACAATGCACTATTGTCTCGGTCAGTTCTACAGAAACTCTGGCGCTAAGATGTTCACACAGTTTGCACTTGATCACTTTATGCAAACTGAAACGTGGTCTGCGTGCCCGTCATTTAACTGCGTTGACTACATCAACGGCGACCCATTCACCCTCTCAGGTGATGAACTTGTTAGCGACATTGATTGATCATGCAACCGATCCCGCACTTTAACTTCGTTAGTCGTCGTGAGGTTGAGTTCACTCTCGCTGCGCTTAATCAACTCGCACAGTCTGGCGAGATTGATCCTATCGAGCGAGACGAGTTTTACAACCTCCTAGAAGCTTTCCAAACATTCGCCCTGCAAGTCTGACAAATGGCTCACACAATCGACACAGTTGCTGCACGCGAACTAGAAGTGTACGCAGTCAACTTCTCATCTGCTCACTACAACACAGTGGGCAAGACTCTATCTAAGTTCTACAAGCAAGGTACGTTTAGTCTCGACCGGGCTATTGCTTACATCGAGCGTTATTTACTTGTGCCAGCTGCTAAAGATTACAAACTCTGCTACGGCTCTATGGCTACATCGTGGAACGCTATGTTTCCCAAACCTGAGCGCCTTGTGGCTGCAGAATCTATCGCCCACAGCTTCGTTTCTGAGTTTCGTTTAGGTAACTTCTGGTCATGACTAACAACATCGACGACACTTACATCATCATGGACGATCTCATCAACAAGCAATTCACCCTCCAGCGTGATGTTCTAGCTAGCTGGAATGAACTACACAAGATGAAGCTCAAGCATGATGCTTTGTTATCCGAACTGCGCAACGTTCGTGAGCAGATTAAGTATGAATCCGAGCCTTCTCTGTTTGATCAAATGTTCGGCGAAGTAGAACCTAACCGCTAACGCGGGCCAACTCACACAATACCAACAACATCACCATGAAACTTTCCGTCTTTAATCTTCATCGTGGCTGCACAGAATACGTACAACTACCGTCAGGTAGGTGCGTTAATGTCCACGTTGCTCGCTTAGCTAACACCACAGAGGTTCACGTTCAAGCTAACAACGAACAGTGGCCGCAAGAATACAGCGACACGTTTCTACATTGCAAGCGTTGTGTGAATGTGTTTCACAGTGCATCGAAGTCACTAACTCACGAAGACATTGAGTATCTACAGGATCGCTACTTCCGTCCCTACGAAGAACTTACCTTCGCCTGACTATGTACTACATCCAACGCCGTTCAATCAACCACAACTACCTAGAAACTGTTGACGAGTTCGAGTCTCACAAAGAGGCTAAAGCCACGCTGCATGAGTATCAAATCTGTGATTACTCAGCCGACTATTACATCAGTTCACGTTGCTGTAAAGCATGGAGGGAATCGTGACACAGACACAGTTTGACAAACTCTACACAGCTATCTACGAAGCTTATGAGTTTGCAGCACTTAAAGATGAGTACATTCGGTCGACTTTAGGTGACGCGCTTGATCACATGATCTTGCTCAAACAGCAGAAACTTATCTACCCAGACAATGAAACAATCAGCCAACCTAGTCCGTGAACAAACTAGAGCAATAGATCTGTGGACACTACTGCACGATGCTGAGCAACTTGTAATTAATCACGAGTATCTCCACGCTCGTATGCACCAACGTCTGCAGGATCTTATGAATGTCGTTGAGTCTTATCAAGAAGCGATTGAGCTAAAGCTTGAGCAAGACAATCTAGACAGCGACTACCTAACCTAACCCGCTAACGCGGGGCCAACTCACACAATCACTTCAACAACACAATGTCTTTCACACAACACTGCGCAATCGCTACCTGCAGCATTAACAACGTGCTCGACGTTAATGATCTCTGCTCTAATCTTTATGACTACTTGACTAACCACGAAGACGAGATCCCCGAAGCTCTGCAGGATTGTGCTTCCTTCGAAGAGTTTGCTGATCAAGTCTCAAACTATGTAGAACTTGTCGGCGACAAGCTCACAGTGACAATGGACACGGAGGAAATCAACAGCGACAACGAGATCTTTGACTTCATCACTGATCACTACGCTTGCCTAATGACCAGCAAGTTCATGAAGATCGTGTGGACTTCATACGATAGTCGGGCAGGTATCTCAGCTGATTGCACTTACTACGACAACAGCAACAAACTAATCGACATCGAAGCGATCCTTAATGCCCGCTGAAGCGGGGCCAACTCACACAATCACTTCAACATCACATGAAACGATTGCTTTTGTTGTTCCCTATGATGTTCATCAACCCAGTTAGTGCTCGCCCAGTTACTGCAACTGTTTACCACGAGTGGTATCACGCGAGAGAAACTTACTGCGGTCAAACTTACCAGCACTGGGGTATTTCAGCTGCTCACCCTTGGTTACCTTGCGGCACAAAGGTTCGCGTTCAGCACAAGGGGCGAACCCTGACTGTACCAATCACAGATCGCTGCGAGTGTAACTCGATCGACTTGTCAGCTGGCGCAGCCTATCGCCTAGGTGTACCGATTGATGGTATCGCAACAGTATCCATCCACTACTAGCACAGTGCCTTGACTGTTCCGACAGGCATGGTATAGTGTGGCGGCCTCTCGCTGCATCACATCTTCTACGGTCATCATTTTTGATCATGACAAATCACATTCCTTACGATCTTTACAACTTGAGCTGGCACTCTCTCGCGTATCACTCTCTCGCTCGCTTCAAGCAAATCGTGCGGCACGATGACACGATTCCCGCAGATGTAATCGAGCAGATCGAGGACAACATCATCCCTGCCCTTGAGTATCTCGAAGGTTGGGAACCTACAGACGACATGATTCAAGCCCACATCGACTCTCACGGGATGATCTGATGATTCAAATTGTCGTTGATGATGAGTATGGCGCACCGTACGCCGTCGACACTTTCCTAACTATTGAAGATGCACGCCATGCACTGAATGAATTGGAATCTTCACTCGAAGACTGCATAACTTCAGCGCGTGCCCATCGCCTGATGCAGGCAATCGACCAGCTTAAACAATCCATTGCAGACCATGAAGATGGTGACGATTAACACGAACGAAGGCGCTTTCAAGATCCCTACTAAGTGGATGGGAGAAGCCTTGGCTGTCCACCGCCCAGTTGTCGGTTTCGGTGGCAAACTCAGCAAAGAGAAATGCACCTGGACAATCACTCACATTGAGTCAGGAATGACGGCCGGCAGGTATAACGGTCCCATGAACGAAGCAATCAAACTAGCTAAAGCGTGGGATCTCACGTTCAAAGATGAACTACCCGGCTCAGAGCCTGATGCAAAATCCTGGGTACACAAAGATCAGTGGCTAAACCAAGTTCGTCGGTTCAAACCAATCGCTTCGCCTGATTCGTTCGAAGCTGTAGTCAACCATTACAACACTGAATCATGAGAACCATCGAAAAGAAGATGCTCAGCGCAATCATCGAGCGCAAGAACTTCAGCTTGGATAACACTCGCGTTGAGTGTATTCACTTCCCACATCCTGTGGATTCTGAAGATCGCATCATCGACCGCTGCAATGTCTACCTGCACAACAACCTCATCGCCACGGTGACTCCCGACGATGTAACAGTCAACAACTGTGGGTGGCGAACAAACACAACTAAGTCTCGCCTGCACGTTATCTTGCGTGAGTTCTGCGGTGCTTGTGTGTCACAAACTAATTTCGAGTGGTTTCTGACTACACAGAACGAAGTCATCCCCATGGTGGACAAGCAGGATTACACTGTTAGCCGCGTTCCAATGCACTAATGCCTCTGCCTAACCTGCGAACTAACCAACGTAACCTCATACGTTTGGTAGCACAACACGAACACCGTTATCCCGACGAACCTTGCTACCTCGGCAAAGTCACAGCAAGTAGGCAAAACGTCTTTCTAAAAGCTGTTGCTTCATTAGAAGAACGGAAACTTGTAGAAATCGACCGCACTAGTAACAACTTCAGGGCCTGGACAATTAAGCTTCTAGTTCCTCTCGAAGATGTAATCCCTCAGTCCCTCAACTAACCATGAAACTCCTTACTTCCTTACTCCTTTCTTCTTTCGCTTCGTTTCTCATCGCCACGCCGGCTAAAGCTCAGTGGGCGATGACTTGCACTCGTGACTACAACAGCTCAGTAAATCTACGGACACAACCATCAACACGAGCAACTGTTGTTGCTTCGATCCCGAATGAAAGTTATCTCCGTGCACTGACTTGGGTGTGGGGTGGAGACAAACTGCGCTGGTGGAAAGTTGAGTACAACGGACTCGTGGGTTGGATGCGCTCTGACTATCTATGCAGATAGTTTCAAAACAGTATTTAATTTAAAAATGACTCAAGAACATCCAGTCACCCCATCACAAGCATTGGTACAGCGATGGTTTCTAGGGGCTAAAGCTCTACCCCCAAATCAGTGGGTAATTGATGTAGCTAACGAAGCTGCTCAGTGGGGTGCAGATACGGAGCTAGAAGCGTGTTGTGCTTTAGTTGAAGTTGATCCCTGCTGTGGTACTAAGTTTCAACGAAGAATCCTTGTGAAAAAACTGCGTGAGGCTCGTCGTCCTAAACCGCGAGGCTCAGACAAGCGGCCGACAGATAGGGAACTTCAAGAAGTTTATTTAGAGGGTTACTACTCCTGTAAGGATCGTAATGGTCCTGATGCTCAAGCAGCTGGACTCCGTGCAGTCTTGAATCGCTGGGGTAGCGAAGCCGTCAACTAACTGAACAATCATGTTTCGCAAGATAGCTTTAGTGGCTGCAGGTGTTGGCGCCTTCCTCGTGGCTTCAATCTGCATAAGTTTAGGGGGTATGGTTGTATCAGCTTTGATACCCGGCGCATCTAAAGACAAACCAGGGAAACTCGAAGCTGACCCACAGCAGGCGGCAAAATCTGAGTGGCTACAGCAGCTCGAAGGTGGTGGCCCGACCGCTTCGAAAGAAGCCAAGGAAACACCAGAGGCAGAGGCACCAAAGGAACAACAACCAGCGCCTGAAACGGCTGTGTTTCAACAAGCTGACCCAGCACATGTTGCTGCCCCGCCAGCGCCTACAGTGGGTCCGGGTAACTTCGAGTCACCTGCTCCTTACCTACCTCCTCCGTCTGTACAAACAGGCCCTGGGAACATGTAACTAATGAAACTCAAAATGTACGCTTTAATTGGTTCAGTCGGTGGCGTTGTACTAGCTCTCGGCATCCATCAAGGTCAAAAGTTTTTTGAATCAAGAGGGGAAGTCAGCGAGTATCACCAACAGATGCTGCTCGCCATGGAACAACCCTTAGAGTTGGGCAACGATCCGGCTCGAACTTATCCTGATGGTGGGTTACCTCTGGACGCTACACCTGAGCCAGGCTACCAAAACGAACCAGGATCTTTACGCCCCTCCATACAGTTCACGAATCAACCTCCAGCACTTCCTCCACTATCTAACGCACCGTTCCTTGTACTTAAAAAATCATCGCAGTCGATCAAATCAACTAAAGATCCTATTTGGACACTCCAGCTGATCAGTAAGGATGGAACTGTCCTAGATAGCCTGCAGGCTGTGACGGGTAGAGCGTCCCGACAAGCAGTTAATCGTCACATCGCTGGCACAAAGGCCCCTCTGCCTGTCGGAACTTACCGGATTGAGCGAGCAGGAATCGAAAGCGGACCCTTCAGCGATCCCGAACTAGGTAGCGGCTATTGGGTGCCGATCACACCTATGTTCGCCACAGGGCGATCCGATCTTGGCTTTCACGTTGACCCTTCCTGGGGCAAACTCAACGGAGAGTCAGGCACTAGCGGCTGCATCGGTCTTGAGAACGTCGACGCAACTGTAAAGCTCGTGACGTGGATCAAGCACTTCAACGTATCCAAACTCATTGTTCAATCGTGATGCGCACCACTTACCAGAAACTGCAGATCTTCGCCCTAATCTTCTCTGCTTCAGTTTTGTTGAGTGCTGTGATGCGAGGAGGAACAGTGGCAAAAACGGATTCGATGCAATGCCCAGTTGCTCCCAACGGCAAACTCCATTACGGACCTGGTTGCTGATGAAGATTCAACCTTAAACTCAACCCGAAACCTCCGGCTGCTTGTGAATTCCCCAATCACCATCGTTCTTCACTCTCAGATCAGCAGCAAACACATCACCTACACAAACATAAGCCCTCAAACATTGCTCTCTGTGATCAAGGGGAGCAAGAGCAAGCCAGCTCGTGAGTTAGCAAATCGACTCATCCCGATCTTGGAAGACCTATCCAAGTAGACTTCTGACGCACACCCCAAGCATGAAGCTTCTCACTAACCTCATCCTGATCTCAATCAGTCTTGTTTCTTTTAGCTCTGTGGCTGCCCACGCGCATCACACAGGGCAATACACCGAAGTCAACCAAGAACAATGTCAGAAGTAAGCTTCACGCTCAAGGAGATTCTCACGCTCCGACGTGCCCTAAATGCTTTAGTTGTCAGGCAGGAACTTAACTTGCTGTCTGCCTCTGAGTCGATGAAAGAAGAGATCACAGCTACGCTGGTGAATCTGCATGACCTTGACATTAAATTACTGCAACTAAAACCTGAATGCTCTCGCTCGCAATAGAACCCTTCGCTCGGTATAACCCGCGTGAAGTATCTTGTACGACATTACTTATCTTTCTTGCCGTAGGGGAGTCTCAAGAGGGACTCCTTCAGACGGACATAGCCAGGAAGCTAGACATCCCAAAGTCAAGCGTTAGTAGAAACTGCAGCATCCTAGATTCACAAACTCAAAAGGGTGAACCTGGGATGGGCCTCATCAGCAGGGAACCCTGGCACGCAGATCAAAGAATCAAGTTTGTGAAACTAACAGAGAAGGGTCGGGCACTCTTTGATGAAATTCACAGCAAACTGAGTTAGTCTCTCTGTCAGCTTATTGCTTCTTATGGTGCTTCCAGACTGGCGGATCACAGCTCTCTGCCAAGGTGGGATGATCGAGCCTTTTGATCCCACGATGGTCAACCCGGCCAGTCTGGACATAACTCTCGGAACAAACATTTTCATAGAGGTTGAAGACGGAGGTCTACTGCCTAAAGACATCTCAGATCACACAAGATCTAATCCGTACTTACTGCTTCCTAACGAGTTCATCCTGGCTCAAAGCGCAGAAGTCTTTAACATCCCAGACTTTATCTGCGCTCAGTTTGCGCTTAAGTCATCCCTCGCCCGTGCGGGATTAGAGCACCTGATGGCGGGCTACATCGACCCAGGCTTCAATGATTCTGTTCTGACTCTCGAGTTCAAGAACGCTAAAAGGTTTAGTGCTTTCCCTCTGTGGCCTGGTATGCGGTGCGGTCAGATCATCTTTACTGAAATGTCTGACACGCCTCAAGTTAGCTACAGGTACACAGGCAGATACAATCACGATGCCAAGGTAGCCAGATCGAAAGGTCTCCTCTGATCTAAACGGATCTCTGCAGAGAGATCCCGTAAGACTCAGATGAGAAAGATAAAAGTATTTAAGTATGTCCAGGTTTGTTGATAATCTTTTTATAGAAAAAGAAATTTAACTATGAAAAGTTACACATAGTACCCCGCCAAGCGTGTGCAGATAAATTTCTGCGCAAGGGTTGACACGGTAAGCTGAGTGATGTACATTGCTCTGCATGGGCGGCACCGGCCCTAAACGTGGTGCGCCTCCTTCGAATCACATCAAATGACTAAGGTCACTACACAATCCCTGGTCGAACAGGGGCGCATCAGTGCAGAGCGTTACGACGCGTGCGACAACGCCCTGGCCGAGCTGAACGGAAGTTTCGGGACAGAGTACGAAGCTGCTCGGAGCAACCTCACAACCATGCTCTGCCACGCGGATCACTTCGGGTTGGATCTGTCCGTCTTCAAGGGCGACGACTCCCTGTTTAAGTTCCCTGAGTTCCGTACGAACATCGTTGTACGTATCGACCGGAGCCCCTCGCCTCACATCAAACTTGACAAGATCAACGACAAGATCGCAGACCTAGAGCGCAAGCTGAAGCTGGCGAAGATCGAACGCGACAGCTTGATTAAGCAACTCAACTTGACTGGGGCAGTCGATCTGGTCACTGACAAAATCACCGCAGTCTTCCGTCGTCTTAAGTGATCGTGAATAACGAAAAGATCTTCCTGATTCACTGCTCTGTGAGTGCCTCTGTTCGACAGAGCACTCAGATAAAGATGGCAGACCTTCAACTGCCTGGTGCTGTTATCGACGTACTCGAGAAACAACAATCAGTCTCAGTGCGTCCTACGCTCTCTGGGAGATTGAAGGAGTTCCTTAATCTTCTGAGGATCGAACAACGTAAGTTGTACGACGAGTGCACAATTCACAACGGTGACGTTCACTTCCTCCACGAGGACTACTTTGAAGAAGCTATGGAGCGAATCGCCAAGATTCGTTCTGACGCTGCGAAGTACAACGAACAGCTGAACGAACTTTGGCTGGAAGAATACACTCGCTGGTCGAACACAGTTGAAGGCTTTCTTGAGCCGTTGTTCCGTGATGACCCCGAAGGTTTCAAGCTAGCTAAAGAAGCTTACTTAACTATCTTCCCTACCAAGCAGGAGTTCGAGAATCCAATCAGAGTCTTTGTGGTCGGACCAAACCCAGTCAGCTTGGTTGTTTCTGAAAACAAAGAGGAGCACTCTATTTCCACAGCGATTCAGGAAGCCGCTCTGTTCAACACAAACGAAGTTCTTGAGGCTGCCCGTGAAGGTGCTGCTGATCGGGCATTGGCCAAAGCAGCCGAACTTCTCGATGACCTAGACGTTCGAGTCTCATCTAAGGTTGGTGAGCGCCAAACCGGCGGAGCTCGGCGGCGCGGTTCGTGGCAGATCACAGCGGAAACGCTGCAGCTGATTACTAGACACTGCCCAGGTTTCGAAGATCTGTTCAAACTTTCGGAAGATTTACTCGATGTAGGTGTAAGGCTTCAGAGTGATTCTGCAAAGGTAAAGAACCAAGCCTTTAAAGAGTATGCGGATCTGAAGGGCAAGATTCGTAATGAACTCGAAGCAATCGTCAGCTCTCGAAACTCCAGCGACGGACTTGAGTCCCTGAAGAAATCGCTGGCTCTTTCTAATACTTATCGTGACCTACTCACGAAGATAAACACAGCAGAAACACAAGAGCAATTAGATGAACTCCATCAGGAACTTCAAGTAGAAAAAGATGTCTACCAACAACGAGCTAAGCATCTACAAATTCTGTTCGATCAACGAACTGAGCTAGTGAAAGCTCAATCAGCAAACCTGGATGATCTGATCGACGAGGTAAAAACTATTGAAGCAGAAACCACTGATGAACTTGACTTCTAATCTGGATCAAAAAGCAATCGTTCTGCTGCTAGCAACGAAAAGCTTGAGTGGACCTTACCGCGACACGCGTAAGAAAAACTTCTTCAAGGCTCTCGCCGAGACCCTTTACAAAATCTTCGACTGATGAACGACACTCTCTTTGCAAACCTCCAAGGCTTCCGCTCTTCGCTCAACACCAGCTTCCTGGAACGTGAAGACATTGTCGACGGACTTCTGGCTTCACTTATCACTAAACAAAATTGCTTCTTGTTTGGATTGCCTGGTACGGGTAAATCCGAATTGGTACGGGCTGTTTCGAACGGATTCAAAGGATCTCAGTTCTTTGGTTACCTGCTCTCGCCCACAACGGACCCAAGTGAACTATTCGGCCCGGTGGCAGTTTCGAAGCTCCTGAAAGACGAGTATGTACGTGATGTCTCTGGATACTTACCCAGTGCCAACATTGCATTCTTAGATGAGCTGTTCCGTGGCAGCTCTGCTGTACTTAACTCTCTCCTGACTATTCTCAACGAGCGTATCTTCAACAACGGTCGCGAAGTAATCGAAACTCCGATTCAATCAATCGTTGCTGCTACGAACAGCTTCCCTCAAGAGGAATCTCTTCAAGCCTTCTGTGATCGATTCTTGTTTAGACCTACAGTAGATCTTCTCAAGAAACCCACATCGAAGCGCACGCTTGACGCATGGGCCCTCGGTCTCAAGGACAGACCGACCGTTAAGTCAGATCTAACTTTCGAAGATCTTCAACAGTTACAACAAGAGGTTGTATCAATCAAAGCTAGCGATGAGTTTCTTGATTCCTTCTCGCAAGTAATTGACCTTCTGGCTACGCGGGGAATCACTATCAGCGATCGCCGCCGAGTTCAGATTCTTAAGTTCTTGCGTGGTTGGGCGCTTGTGCAAGGAGATGAAGAACTCTATCCAGAGCACCTGCACAGATCCTTAGTGCACATTGTGTATCAAACACAAGATGATGTACAAGTTATCAAGGAAGTTCTAGAGCAAGCAGTACCTACAGCAGAACGTCTCCTGGAGAGTATCAAGCGTGCTCACAGTGGAATCCTGACGGAATACCACGCGGTTCACTCACAGGAATCTAAAAGCGTAGAGGATCTAAACCGGCTGGTAGGTAAGCTGCGAAAGATGCACCGTGATCTGGATACACTCTCTAACAAACTAGACAACATCTTAGAATCAGGTCAGTATCGAATCAGTGCAGGTGCTAGACAAACTGCTACCAAACTCGCCCAAGCAATCGAATCCTCCTCTCAATCTGTAGCTACATCCATCTCGAACCTCTCCTCATGAAAACAAACACCGAGTTCCTCCGCCTGATAAACAACGAACCTTTGGTTCTTGCTGTTTCTCCACTGTCGGACTTCCTGTGGGATGACTTTGTTCGGGACACTCGGCCGATCGTTAAGTATCTGGAGGATCGGTACAACATCAAACAGCTCTCTCGTTTCGGGAAAGAGTTGTTCGACTTCCTGTACAACGGCGGTCAGTGCACTACGGTCATCACTCTGGATGAAGCTGAAACGTACTTTCGTGCGAAACAGAACGGCCAGAATCCAGAGTTCCCAAAGGGTTACAAGCCTGAATCAGCTTTTTGGGTGAACCTATTCATTCAAGTGTGTGAGTCACCGGCATGGCCACGGTTGATGGGTCTCTCGGTCGGCGATCAGTTCACTGCAGGAAACAATGCTGTCAATGTGCTCAATGAGCTGAGTGAAGTAATCGAATCTCAAATCGAACAGGGGATTCTTGACGTCGCACTATTGGCAGACGCAGGCAAAGAGCTGCAGGACATCCGAGAACAGTTCATGGCCGCTAAAAGAGAAGGGGATAATGCAAAGGCAGCTCAACTTCGCCAAAAAGGAAAGGAGCTAGGCCAACAGCTCGAAGAGTCTGTCCAACGAGCAGGTGAAGCTCTCCAACCACAAGTGGATAAAGCGATTGATAAAGCGCACCAAAGCGCTAAGGACACTCAGGAAGCAATGAGCCAGCTTGCTGGTTCCGAAGCAGGGAAGGGTGTGGCGCTGAACGATCTGGAGCAAAAGCGCAAGCTTGCACGAAGGCTTGGTGCAAACCCTGGCCTCAAGCAACTGGTCCGGAAGTTAGGTGCTCTGCGTCAAGCTTGGGCGGATCGGAAGCGTGCACGTAAAGCACAGACAAAATACAGTGACATCGTTGGAGCGAAATTCTCTGATGAAGTCATCAAAGCATACCCAGCTGAGATCGCGCTGGCTGCCACGGAGCAAGGGCGGGCCTTGTTTGCTCTTAAGTACAGCCAAAAGACTCTACTCACTAAGGACTACGAAGCAAAGATCAAAGAGCTTGATAAAGGTCCTGTTGTTATGTACATCGATATCAGCGGATCGATGGCAGGTGAGTCAGAGCTCTGGTCGAAAGCTATGGCTTATGTCATCGCAGAGGAATGCTTGAAGCAAAACAGGGCAACACACATTCACCTATTCGACACGGTGGTTCAGAAAAGTATTCATCTGGAGAAAGACAGAGCCGACAACGAAAAACTTCTGAACTTTGTTCTTAGTTGGACAACGAAAGGCGGAACTTCGTTCTGTTCGGTGATCGACCACGCGCTGACAAAGATCAATTTCGTTGAAAAAGCGGACATCTTGATGATTACAGACGGAAACGCCGAAGTATCTGATCCTTTCGTGCGCCGTCTAAATGCGTTCAAACAAGAGCACGGTGTTCAGTGGAACAGCTTCTGCATAGGCAGACAGGCCCGTGTGCTAAAAGAGTTCAGTGATAATGTACACACTGTAGATCCTCTAGACGACCCAAGCAGTGCCGAACTGTTTCAAGACGCGATGCGATAAAACACAGACCATATAAACCAGGTTTAAATTAGGGGACAAGCGCTGTCTCCTAAGTGAACCGACAAGCTGAAGCAGCCGCTATTAAAAGATTAGAAGCAGAGTATTCTCCTGCCACGGAGAGATTTGAGCTGGAGGATTGGGTAGCTCAACAATTATTTGATACGTACCATAATTTAACTGAGAACCAGTCAGCATTATTTAGGTTCCGAGAAGCAGTTATTATCTATGTCCCAACAACGGAACTATTTAACATAACAAGATTAGTAGACAAAAACATAACAGAACACTGCATTTTGCTGAGCAACTTTTTACACAAGAATTATGGTGTACGCAAACTTAGCAACAAAGCGGAGGTAGAGATGGCTCTGATGCTGAGCGAACATGACTTTGAGTTGATGTCAATGCAGATAGTGACGGATATGCTGCACTGGTACGACCTTATGACACTAGCGAACGAAGTGCTGATGGGTAAACCGCATTAACTAAAACCTTAAGATAATCTGAAGTATCTGGCTGGGTGTGCATTGGAAAGATAGGCTTCTCTCGTTCCATTTTTTCATTACATGAACTTCAAGTTCAAAATCGGTGAAACCAGCCTGGACAACAGCGAAGCTCGTGCTCTCTTGAGTGCAGCAGGCCGTGATAGCGCAATTGTCGTAGACATTGCCGAGCACATCGATCCAACAATGATCGATGCCAAAAAGCTGTTTTCGATCAGCGTGGAAACCAAAAATCCCACGCTTGCTTCCTTAGCAGCACGCTTTGCTATCGAAGGTGTCGAGACTCCTAAAAAGCGTACGTATACGCGTACGGACGCAAACCGGATCTCAAGGATTGAAGTTAAGGAGACCTTCAGCCAACCGGCTCAAGCAATCGATGCTCTTTGTCAAATGAAGAGCTTGAAAGCAATTGGAGCTGCCATGATTCTCGACGGTATCTCGGACGGCAATAGCCGGACCCTGCGACAAATCGCCACTAGCTCCGTCAATGGGATGGCCTACCGGGGATCTGTGAGCCCAGACTCGCAGTGCTTCATGGGCTTTGTAAAAGATGCAGATGGGCACTACCGAACTTTGAATCAGGGGCCAGGCATCCCTCGGTCTGCCTGCTACCACGCCTCTCCGATGTATAACGCGGTTCGTGATGGGGCAGCTCTGCTCAAAGAGTGGGGGCTTATCGAAATGAGCGAACACATCGAGTTCGGTAGCAAGGATAAAGATCTGGATGAAAACAGCCGTCAGCTGCGCCGGACTGTCTATGCTGTGACTCCCACAGCGATGGGACAGAAAGTGGCGCACGAATGGGGCGACATCTCAGACTTCATCAGCCACCAGTGGAGTAGTCGCATCCGCGAAAGAAGGGTCTACGCTGCTTAAAGCTTCATCCAACAACCACAAAAACGGGGCGTCGAAAGGCGCCCTTTTTAAGTCACATGCAGATCCGTTACATCACAAGCAACAGCGAGTACCAAAAAGCTCTTGGGGAGCTGCAGCTAATTCCCAAGGTATGCCTGGACTTCGAGACGACTGGTTTGGACTCGCACGTGGCTAAAGCTCGACTGCTTCAGCTGTGTACGACAGAGACTATTGACAGAACGGTATACGTTCTCGATCTGTTCAAAATCACCGATACCAGTGGGCTAAAGGAATTTATCGAAAGCCGGGAAATGATTCTCGGCCACAACTTAAATTTCGATTTTCAGTTCCTGCTGTCTCTCGGCATCGACTATCAAGGAAAGGTATTCGATACTTATGTAGCTGAGCGTTGTTTGCGGGCTGGTTTTAAGGAAAAGAAAGTTAGCCCGAAACTCCAAAAGCCATATTTCGATGACGTTAGCTGCTCACTGAAGGCTGTTGTTGAGCGACGACTCGAGATTGAAATTAGTAAAGAACAACAGATCTCTGACTGGAGCAAACCTGATCTTGATATAGAGCAAATCGAATACGCAGCAAAGGACGTTGACCTTCTCCCCACGATCGCTGCGGATCAACTTAAAGAGCTAGCAGAAGAAGCTCTGCTTGATGTTTACTCGTTGGAGTCGAAATGCGTACGCCCCGTGGCACTGATGTGTCACAAAGGATTTAACGTAGATGTTACTAAGCTAATAGCCCTAAAGCACACGATCGAGCAAAAGTTAGATGAAATTACTCTAGAATTCTGCACTAAGCTTGACGACGCTCTACCAGAGGATCTAAAGCTACCCAGGAGAACCGATGGATCACTGGCAATTGGAAAAAACTTACGCAAAGAGTTCAACCCCGGATCCGGTGTCCAATGCACAAAGTGTTTCGAAGCACTTGGCATTGCACTTCCAACAAATCCAGGAACAGGAAAGAGCACTCTTAATCAGATCCAGCTCGCGGAATTTGATTCGGATGACCCGCTCTTAAACCTCTATCGAAAGCGCACAAAAATCGAAACTCAACTCGAACACGCAGAAAAACTAATCGCAAATATCAACCCTATAACACACAGAATTCACTCAGGTTATAACCAGTACGGAGCAAACTCCGGAAGATTTACTTCGAGCGGAGCTAAGAAAACAGCGGCCAAGAAAGTTAAAAGTCAGTTTGCGATCAACGCTCAACAGATTCCGAGAGACAAAGAGTTTCGGGAATGTTTCGTAGCCACGCCTGGCTACAAGCTGATCATCTGTGACTTCAGTCAGATTGAGCTACGCCTCGGTGCGGAGCTGATCGGAATCCCTCAGATGATTGAGGCGTTTAAACAAGGTCATGATCTCCATACGGTTACCGCTAGTTTGATCTACAACATACCTTTAGAAGAGGTTCAGAAGAACCAGCGACAGGAAGGTAAAACGCTTAACTTTGCATTGCTATACGGCATGGGCTTCCGTAAGTACAAAACGTACGCAGCTCAAAGCGGAAAAATCATTTCTCTATCAGAAGCAAAAGTAGCTCACACAGCGTTCCATAACGCATACCCACGTTTAAGGCAGTGGCACCGGGAGCGTGCTGCGATGGTCGAAGATGGGTGGACCTTCGTGAGAACTCCGTTAGGTCGCAGGCGTCTGCTTTCGTACTCAGATGCAACCATGACTGCCTGTGCCAATACGCTTATACAAGGTGCCGGTGCTGATATCCTTAAGCTGTCGTTAGCGAAGCTCAATCCTTATCTGTGCGACGAAGCTTATTTAGTTGCCTGTGTCCACGATGAAATCGTTTTAGAGGCTGTAGAAACAAAAGTTGAGTACTACAAAGAAGTACTTGAGCGCTGTATGAAAGAAGCCGCTGAAACGATTTTAAAGGAGGTGCCTGCTAAAGCAGACGCTAGTTACGGAGAAACCTGGTCTGAAAAATGAGTAACACCAAAAAGCGCGAACGTCCCCTCTCACCAAGCAAGCTCAAAATTGGTGATCGAGTCACACTGGGTATCAAGAACATCACTTGCTACAGTGAGTTCTCTGATCAAAAGCTTAAGGACAAGATTGCTGGCTACGTGAACAACACGCGGCTAGGGACAGTGAAAGAAGTATTTGTCAAAACAAACAAAAGAGGAGACAGGAGGCATTTTGCTTCGATCCTGTGGGATGGGATGAAATCGACGACTGAACACGAACAGAATCGCTTGAAGGTCCACGAGGCTTCTGTCGTTGCACAAGAACTAGAGAAGCCAATAAAAGTAGATGTAGTCCCCAAGCAAAGTAAAAAGAAGTCGACAACTTCTGTGACTATCTTTAACTTGCAGGTCGTTGAAGATAAAGAAGTATTCACCGCAAAAACGGAAAACGGTTACGTCGGTTGTGCCCGTACAACTAACGGAATCTGCTTCACGTCTGATGTTTTTTCGAGTGCACTAGAGGCAGCTAACAAAGCACGAAACCTCAAGAGGCTATTGGAAAACCCGATAGAGCAAGATTGTAAAGAAACCAAAAAAAAGACAAAAGAAACTACAAAATGTGTAGTCAAGAAAACTAATAAAAAGGTAACCTTAAGGTCGAGACTGTACACACTCGACGAGACCAAGGCGATGCCGCTCCTGCGTTTCCAAGAAGTGTGGGTAATTATTAAAGACTCGATGTATGTAAGTGAGTGCTTAGATAAAGAAAGGCGCAACTTAGTAAGCTACACATCAAACAAAGAAAAAGCTATGTATTTTACATGTCACGAAAAAGCTAAAATGACTATGCGTGTTCTAAAGGGTACGGTAGGTCCAGGGTTTGACCTTAAGAGGTTTTTTATAGAAAATAAGTAGAATCTAAGGACTGAGGTCTCCATAGATGGCAACCAGATACGCAGGTGATTACTTCGGAATTTCCTTAGGTAATTCCGGAAACACCTCCTCAGTCCTTTTGGACTACTACCCAGAGCTTCGGTCCCCTGCAAAGAGAACTGAGGCGGCTCCCACGGGGCCTAGGTCTGTGGGTGGGACAGAAGCCGCAAAAGTATTTACTGGTTTTAAAACCTTTGAAGAGAAACAGGGACCCAAAGCTGCAGCCCCTGTATTTACAGGTTTCAGAACGATCGAAAAGCCAAAGCAGTGACGCCGAGCGTCTGAGCGTTTACGCTTGAGTAGTTATCGGAAAGAGGATAGTGAAACTTTTTAAAAAGCTGTTGGAAGGTAGGTTCGGCAGATGGCTGAATCTTTATCCAATCTTCGCGGCTAACGAGGAAGACCGCAGGCGTATCTTGGAGGCGGCCGACTTCCAGCCAAACGATGTCTACTAGTTATTGCTTGGTACTAGGTAAGGCAGACAGCACTTTAGAAATAGCTTTAGCCGCGAATGACGCTGGCCACGCGCAAGCGCAATCCTCCGATATAGCCAGAGCTCTACAGGCAGATACGTTTGCTCTGACGTACAAGAGCGTAAAAGAAAGCAAGTTGTCCTATTTATTCAGGCGGCTGGCTACGAGCGATTTCAAGCACGAAGAGTGTGATGAGTGGTGGGGCAGGTTTTGCAACAAGTCTCCCGTCATCTATGCTCTGAAACAGAAATATTACGTGCGTCCACTGATTTTAGATTACTTAGAAATAAATAAAGATGGTTGTGTCAAACCGTCATGCTCAAACCCATTGTGTGTAAACCCTTACCACAATTCTTACAAAAAAATGAAGGCCTCAAAACTAGGGGACGCGGACGTGAATTTGGTACTAGCCTTCTCCAGCCAGGGCGTCCCTGCTAGGGAAATCGCCAAGGCACTCAACGTACATCGCTCAACGATTTACCGGACGTTAAACCGTGAACATCTTCACACTCGGGCTCCGCGTCACTGATGGCGCCGACACCGACGAAAACAAAATCACACACGTACTCGCTGAATCCCTTCCTTCTAGCGACAAGCGGGTAGCCACGAAGGTCCAGCTCTCAATGAAGGAGGATCATTACGTTGGCAAGATCCTCAAGACTCTCGAAGAAAATCAAACGATCCTTGCGATTGGGCCAACCAAGACAACACCGGATGGAGTGTTACAGATGCAGCCCATGTTGGTTGTTACAGACAAGAACTGGGATGACCTGCTGGCAGTAAACCTGTTCATCTCCACAGGTGGCCTCGGTCCTGCGACTGAAGAAACTCAGCTCGGTGACAACACAGTAACCAACCGTTCGCTGGCCTGGCAAGATGAAAAAGGTGAAACCGCTTGGTTCAAGCTGACAGCTTGGGACAGCCTTTCAACTCAACTTGCCGAACTTGCGCCAGGCACACCGACTATTGCTGTGGGTCGCGTAAGTACTTCCGAAAAGGAAGATCGCAAGTATCTTAATTACGGTGTGGAGAAAATTCTCTACCTGCCTCGCAGCAAAAAAGCTGCTCCCGCCAAAGCGGCAGACCCCGATAAAGGTCGCGTCTCTACGGCTGCTCTCGGATCACTGGACTTCTCTCTCTGATTAACAATCATGGTTTTTATTGCTGGCAAATTTTCGGCTGATGAAATTCTCTGCCAAATCCCGCCTCACACGCTCCGAATCGATCTTCAAGCACGCCGTTGGAAATCCGATACTGACCCTGATGCGGCCATCACGGACTCCAACGACAACGGTATACCGATTGAATTCATCCTTCTTGGGTTCACGCCGTATTTCGGTAACCTCGGTATGCGGTCGCATGAAGAGTTTATTCGTATTAGTTACATTGGTGTCACACCTTCTCATCGTCTGCTTCCTCCACGCTGCGTATGTACTAGCATCATCAGCGGTAAATCGAGTCAAAAGAACTTTATCTCCTACTTCCAGACGCTCTACAACAATCGGATTAACGTTGGTGAGGTAATCACATCGACTAAATTCGTTCAGAAGTCCTTCAACGAGAGGGACCCGATGACGGGGGCCGATGGAGCCAAGATTAATTACAACGCGCTGGAATTCAAAGATCGGCCCGCACAAACTGACGAAGAGCGCAAACTCATCGAGGATATTGCAGCGTGGCTTGACGCTGGCTCAGGAGATCTGGTGGCATCTGCACTACGTTCTTCTATCCCCGGTTCGAATCTGGTTGAGCTTCCTCTGGGGGAAGATCACGGGGCGATTAAAGAAGCCTTTATAGAAGCGAACCCCAAACGTCTCGAAGGCGCAGCTCCGGCTGGGTTGTCAGCTCTGCCAGCTGGCGCCGGAACACCAGGAGCTAAGCCTGAGGCCACGGAACCGCCGGCTCCCAAAAAGGCAACTGCCAAAAAGGATCTGACGGAAGAACAGAAAGCAGCTCTCCAAGCAGCAGGTCTGGACTTCTGACCAGTTAGTCATCAAAAAATCACTAAAGGGCGCTACTACAGCGTCCTTTTTTGTGGTTACATGTCTATAAGATCACCAAACGAAGGTAAGTAAACACCATACGCAACACAATAATCTATGATCTTCTCGAGTAGCTTGCCTCGAATTAGGTAGTTTGCATATACAATCTCAAGAACCTCGCGAGCTTCTTGCGGGTTCAGCTTTTCAAACCCATCTAGAAACGCACGGTGCGTAAAACTCTGCTCAAGAGTCAAGTGTGACTTAAGTTTATCCAGCAGCCCTTTTGACATGTCCAACTTCTACACCGTTCCTCGTTATATCTTTGATCCTATCGGGAACAGCAATCTGATCGAAGGTGTGGTTTTACTGCCTTGCGACTTCAGTGGGCAGCTCGAAAAACAGATCAGAAAGAAAGGAATAACAGATATCAAGTCAAACGATAACGAAGAGAACCTAGTTGATCTTGACTGGTGGGCTACGCACAAAAACAGTGTGGACTGGACGATAGCAATTACACAAGGTATGAAAGACTACACGAAGTGGATAACAGAGTGTGGACTCCAGATCTCTAGAAAAGGTGTGTGCATCTTAGATCGTTTAACGTTCTTGGAGCCCACACGGGCACGAGAAGATTTCTTACAAGATTCATCTCTCACAAACATTAAGATCTTGAGTCCTCGGCCTTCATTTCGTGCCGATGGTACAACTGCAAAAGATCCTGTGACGTCTGCGTGGTTTGTTTTTCAAAAAGCAGGAGCAGCTGCTGTCAATACACAAATAGATTTCGAAGTAGGCTGGCACCGCCCTCAAGACTTAAAGCTGTGAGCAAGCGTCTGTACAAGCAGCTCGATCATTTAATTGAACTTCAAAAAGAACAGAACATCTTATTAGATAAGATCAGTGCGTTGCTTGTGGGTCAGCAGCTTTTAACTGAGTGTGTTGATTACCAGGGCAACGCACGCACAGCAGAGGAGTGTGCAGACATCACTATAGAAAGTTTCTCTGCGGCACTGTGCCTAATGTCTGAGCTCGAGCAGCGTAATAGAGACTATCAGTATCAAAAACAAGAATTCTTCCTCGGTGGTGACGACGAAGATGATGAAGATGAAGACGAAGGAACTATGATCTCAAGTTCATTCTAAGCTGAGAAAGAATTGACACCTTTATTGTGTCCGATACACGCGTAACGGTTAATGGTTTAAGGCACTACGTTTGTAACGGCGTACCCAAACCTCTACCTTCAGTCACTTCTATTCTCAGCGCTACTCAAACAGAAGCCACGCGGGCAAAGCTGGCTCACTGGAATGCGTTAAATCCAGGAGCTGCTGATGCAGCTGCTACTAGAGGAACTTGGATTCACAACAGCGTAGAAGATTATTTGAGGGGTCTTCGCGTAATACCATCAGAGCAGTACAAACCATATTGGGACGGAGTGCCAGAGCTCCTGGATAACCTTTTAGAAGGTGGTCGAGTGCTGTGGTCTGAAAAACCTTTTAATCAACCACGCTGGGCTAGATACGTTGGTGATGATGGTGTCGGTCGTATTCATTATTACGATGAGAAAACAGGGCACGGGTATGCCGGCTGCTGCGATTTGATTTACATGAACGCAAACGCTGAGATTGTCCTCGCCGACTTCAAGACGAGTAACGGACCCTACTCAGCTAGATTCCCGAACAAAAATCAAAACATCGACGAAAGAACTCGAAAGGCTCTAATTTCCGGAGTATTTAAAACAAAGAAGACCAGACTGCAGCTAGCAGCTTATAAAGCAGCCGCAGAAGCTTGCTTGGGGATTAAAATTAGTAAAACACAAATTATTGTCACTACGGCAATCAAAGAATTCAACACTCAGATATTTACATTTGGAGGCGAAGAAATAGAAAAAGACGAAGAAAGTTGGTTCCAAGTTGTCAAACAGTACTACGAACTAAACCCGGCAGCGTAGAATCAATCGCACCGGAAGGCAGGCGGGCTCTGGGTTCTTCAGCATTTCTTCGGTTCCAAAAGCCCCAAACCAGGTCATACTAGAAGCGCTCAGCGACAACCCATGAAGTTCATTTGCTCTGTAAACCTCGGGGTGGTCCCTCACCTCCATCCCGAGCTGGGCAAGATCGCTGACGGTGGCAACTTCTCTGCGTTCAACTCGAACTGGGATGCTTGCGAGCTCACCACGGGTGAACTGGCTTCGGTGTTGGGTCAGCAAGCGGGTTTATGTGCCTGGCATTTACAAGATGGTAAAAGACAGAGAAACTCAACTGGTGTTATAAAAGCTGGACTGATTATTGTCGATATTGATAACCAGGCAGACCATAAAGATCAAGACGGTAACAAAGTACAAAAGCAAGAGCTAACTGTTGAACAAGCTCTTGAACTTGATATCTGTAAAAAATATCTAACGCTTGGGTATTACTCGCCGTCCACGCGGGAAAACTGGCCTCGCTTCCGATTGGTTTTTGGGTTAGAAACTACGGTC